GAACTGTAAAGGGAAACACCGGGACGGTATTCACCTGTTGTGGCTCCGGCTTCGTAAGTCGGGTGTTCCACTGTCCCTCTCCGATCAGATCGGAGTGCGTAGTGTAGCGAGCTTCTCGTGCACTACCACAGCTTCCGGGAAGAAATATACTTCTCGGGGGATGTCGAGGGCCTTGTTCTCGACGCACCAGTCGACCAAACGGTCGACTAGTGAACCCTTCTCTGCACAGGTAAGACTTGTGTCAGAGGTTGGCAAGTTCCACGAGAGGTTCTCGTAAAACTTTGCCTGTCTCGCTGCCCAGGGTACGCTTTCGTACTGACTGGAACGGTACGGGTCTATCCCGTGCCGGCGGCTAATTTCAGGGAACAACATATCCCTGAAAAGATAAGGACGTCCAATGAGGTCAATGGCCTCATGGGCGTCCACAAGACGCATTCGCTTTGCGAGTGCGGCTTTGTCCTTGTAGCGGAGATTTCTCCACACGAGGACGGGGTCCATGCCATCAGTTATGAACTGATTCATTAGTCCCTGATCTAGCGCTGCTTTGAACAGCCCTAGATCGTCTACTCCGCCGACGAGGTCGGCCTGGAGTAGAGTTTCGCGAATTTGATCTTCGATGAAATCCGCTGAAATTCCACGCGCGCGCGCGTTTGTCGCAAAACTTGCGACGCAACGCGACAGCATTGGCGTGGAGGAGCCATCAAGTATTTGCTTGATGGCCCAGAGATGCACCTCGGGTAGTTGACTGAGGTGTGCCTTCAGATCGTGCTTTGCACGATGGAAGGCGGGAGCTTCAATACCTCCCAGTTTTACTGGAAGGTATCTGAACGCAAGAGAGGGTGGAAGAAAGCTGCCCATCCTCTGCTCCCAACGTTTTGCGAAGAGGGGAGTCAAAGACTCAAACCCTCCTCCGAGCCAAGCCAGCATGCCATGCATCTGGCGAGCCTTGCCAATGGCAGGGTTTGGCTCATCTTTCCCCTCGTGCTCCTTAGCACATGGGGAAAGCAACCTCATCTTCATCGAATCGATGTGAGGTTGATCTGCGTATGGCACATCTCGAAGAGGAACTTTCCTCCTCCAGATCTGATCATCACGCAGTCCTACCGTCAAGAGAAGCTCTTCACAGTAGAAACCACCACGCGAACTTAAGAAGTTCTGCGGCCATGATACGGACATTCCGTTTAAATCATGGTTTCGTGTAATACACGAAAGGTATGCCTTCGGACCTTGACCAAAGTGGTCATCGCCCGAGCAGACAAAGTGCCTCCATGGTGAGGGAGGCACCCCGTCCAGGCCTTCCAGACGATAGAGAAACTCGTCGTCTGGAGCTCCTATAAGGTTATAGGAGTACCGAAGGAACGCTTCTAGCTCTGCACAAAGGTTGTGCAGGGTAAGAACCGCCTTCGCTCCGGGGTCACCCATTAAGATGCCCCGGAGTGTGACCTTGTCAAAAGCTTCTTTGACGGAGTCACCCTCGTAAGTGCGGCCGCTGCAAAGCAGCTCCGCACAGAGTCTGAAATACGGGTCACTAGCCCGTTCCAGACCACGATGCAGGCCCTCGAGCATTGCTCGGGAGTACTCGTGCACACAGAAATCTGTTGCCGTAGTAAGGTCGCTGGAAAGGTACCAGCGGTCACCTGCGGGGGGAGGTCCAAGGTTTCCTTGGCGCTTCACCCACTCATAGAGTTGCCAACCTCGGGTAAGACCCGATGTTGCCGATGGATGCGTTCTTAACGCACCTATCACGTGGTGTGACCATGGCTGCAATAACATTGTCAGCCAGTCTTCGCCCACTGTGACGACCCGGGACTTTGCCCCGGGTTCGCCAATAGTCGAGGGCCGTATTGACGGCGCTCGACCAGACAGCCTAAGACTGTCGTTTTCCCTGTAATACGGGAGGCCTTCCAGGATTCCTGTTTTAAGGCCTTCTTCGATGGACCATTGTAGTAGTTGATAACCAGTACAATCGTCCAGTCCGTATAGGGGATCCTCCATTTTGAAATTTTCAAAATCGAGATTAACGAGATCGTCGCTTTCGCCGACCTCGTTTTGGGGAGCATGATGTAGAGTTTCTCTACACATGGTCGCCCAGCGAGGCGTATCAGCTTTTAGCCAAT